TGATGACCCAATCCTAAAACCTCCTGCGCCGCCACCTCCGCCGGCAAATGATCCTGATCCAGAACCACCGCCACCACCACCGCTTGCAACACACAAGTAATCAATACTCGTCACACCCGTTGGAACTGTCCACTGTGTAGTGCCTTTGAACGTAAATACAGTTTGGCTTGGTACGGTGTACTTCAGGATAACAATGCCGGAGCCGCCTGCGCCGCCTGTAACAAGCGAAGATAAGTAAGATGAACCACCTCCGCCACCACCGGTATTAGCACTTCCAGCCGATCCTGGGTTATTACCTCCTGCCGTACCTGCGTTGCCACCACCACCAGCCCCACCAGTGCCTGCTGTTCCGCTACTGTAAGTGCCGCCGCCACCGCCGCCAGCATAAGTTACAGACGATCCCGTGATTGTTGATGCTGTTCCAGCGCCTCCGTTTCCGCCAACAGTTGATGTACCGTTAGTACCTGTCCCAGTAGAAGCGTTAGAACCACCACCACCGCCAGTCCCATAGTTCGGTGTTGAAGAAGAACCTGAACCACCAGACCTTCCTTGTTGGGGATTTGCTGGTGCGCCGTTACCACCATCAGAAGATGCAGCAGGGGTATCGCCTGTTCCTCCCGCCCCTCCAAAACTACCGCCGCCACCAGAACCACCATTAGCACCTGCTGAAAGAGCATAACCGCCTTGCCCACCACCTCCGCCGCCATAGGCTTTTAAGGTGTTAGTTCCAGCACCTGACGGGCTTTCGGTTATAGGCGACCCTGCAATATAAGAATCACCTCCTGAACCACCTTTATTACCTGGGGATGTACCTCCGCCAGAACCAGCAGCTCCTACGTTTATTGTGTAATCAACACCTGCCGTTACAGTTAACCCAGTTCCTGTCCTAAAACCGCCAGCCCCGCCGCCGCCACCATAACCACCGCCGCCGCCACCACCTCCAGCGACAACCAAATAATCAACACTGGTAACACCAGTAGGGCAAGTCCAAGTAGACGTAGCGGTAAAGGTTTGGACGATGGTGTAGCCGAAAGTGGGCCATATACCTTGTCTTTGAGCAAGGAACTGCTCCATCAGTGACCAGACACCCTTAGCGGATGTTGTTGTCGGAATATTTGCTGGGCCTATGACCCCGCCGTTACCTCTAGGCATGGCGACTCCTAGCTAATATCTTCGTAAGAACAAACAACCTTAAGATCACCGGACGTTCCTGCTGTAGCACCTAACGACTTATCTTCTTCCAGATAGATATAAGCGTCTTTGTCTATGATGACCAACGTGGAGTCAGCAGGAACAACTACTGTAGATGCTATCTGTGTAGCCGTACCGCCTAGCGCAGCAGCAGAGTAAAAGTTAATCGTGATCTCTGCGTTGCTCGTTCCGTCTACGTTAGCAACATAAAGCGAGTTGACTTTTAAGACCTTGCCTGAACTTGCAGCGTTACTAAGAATAGACGTTGCAGACGTTGATGACAGGTCAACCGTTACGGTCTTGCCGTTAATGGTTGTCGGTGAAAGTAAGTTTGGAGCTGCCATGTTTATTCCTATCCAAAAATCATTGCTGCTGTCACTGGGCTAAAGCCACCACCGCCTGACGCTGTAGCCCAAGAAAGTGTTCCAGAACCGTTAGTAGAAAGTACCTGACCATTCGTTCCGTCTGTGCTTGGCAGTGTCCAAGTTACGTTAGAACTAATAGTTCCGGCAGCCTTGAAAGCTACATAATTGCTTGAGTCGGTATCTGCAAAGCGTATCGCACCTGTAGCACCGACCTGTACGTTTGTTCCGTCCCAGGTCAGATTCGCAGAACCGCCAAACGAACTAGAGTTGTTAAATTGAATCTGGGTATTAGATCCGCCTGGGGTTGCAGAAACAGTCGCCCAAGAAAGGTTTCCGGAGCCATCAGTAGATAAATATTGACCGTTAGAGCCTGCGCTAGACGGGAATGTTAGTGTCGTCGTTCCTGACGATGCAGCCTTAAGCGTAACCGAGGCTGTCCCAGAAGAACCGTAGGTTAGCTTGACCCCCTTACCAGATCCACCCGTGTTTACAAGGTCAATAATCCCGTCTGCGTAAACAGAACCGTCTGCCGCCAAATAACCCTGTCCTACTAAAACACTCGTCCAGTAGAGCGCAGAACTCTGTTTAATTGCTTTGCCGCTTGTACCGTTAAAGACAGCAATGAAGTTATCTGTCGATGAACTTGGGCCAGTAACATCACCACCGCCCGCGGGTGTAGACCAAGACAACGCACCAGAACCGTCGGTCTTAAGGAACTGGCCCGACGTTCCATCAGCATTGGGTAATGTAAATGTGACGTTAGCTGCGACTGTTGTTGGTGATTTAAGACCAATGTAGTTAGAGGAGTCTGAGTCAGCAAAACGTAAAGCCCCTGCCGATCCAATTTGTACGTTAGTACCATCCCACGTTAAATTAGCTGACGCCCCAAAAGACCCTGAGCTATTGAACTGAATTTCAGTTGAAGACCCGCCGGGTGTCGCATTGGCCGTAGTCCATGACAAGGTACCGGAACCATTGGTTGAAAGTACCTGTCCATTTGTTCCATCTGCATTTGGCAATGTCCATGTCACATTGCTTGCCACCGTTGAAGGTGATTTAAACGCAACGTAATTGGATGAGTCTGAATCTGCTAGGCGAATAGCACCTGTTGATCCGATCTGAACATTGGTTCCATCAAAGGTAAAGTTTGCGGACCCTTGGAAATTGCCCGACGAATTGTATTGAATCTGCGTAGTAGAACCACCAGGAGTTCCCGATACAGTCGTCCAAGATAATCCGCCTGAGCCATTAGAAGTAAGCAACTGGCCGTTGGTGCCATAACTTGTAGGAAAGGTGTATGTCTGAGGTGTTGTTGACGCCGCATTACTTGGCTGCAAGCGAAGTACTTTTGTTCCGCCGCCTGCGTCATTAGATTGCAGTTCTAGGTATCCTGAAGTGCCAGCGCCTGTATTGGCTGTTACTTGGACATATCCAACAAATGATGCTTGCCCTGTGTCAGTAATAGTTGCCGATGAATTTTGAATCAACTTCCCGGTGGTTGAATCAAAGCGGACAATTGCGTTATCCGTTGAACTTGCCGGTCCTGTTACATCACCACCTGCTGCAAGCGTTGCATACTCAAGTGCTGTGCCGCCAGAGTTAACACGTAGGTATTGAAGTGACGTACCAATTGTTGTTAAGCCAGTACCGCCATTACTGGTCCCAAGCGTTCCTGTAACCCCTGTAGATAATGGCAGTCCAGTTGCATTGGTCAGTGTGCCGCTTGAAGGTGTACCTAACGCACCATTGAGTACAACTACTGCGCCAGAAGATCCTGTGTTAATTGCAAGCGCTGTTGCAACACCTGTACCTAAACCCGATATACCAGTTGAGACGGGAAGACCTGTAGCGTTTGTTAAGTTTCCTGAGCTTGGCGTTCCTAAAGCGCCACCGTTTACAACAAACGCTCCCGAAGAACCGACGCTTACTCCAAGTGCAGTTGCTACATTAGTACCTAAACCCGTGATACCCGTGCTTACCGGCAATCCAGTACAGTTTGTAAGCGTTCCAGAGCTTGGCGTACTTAACGCACCACCCGGAGCAAGATAGTCTGAACCGGCAGATGCCGCCGTAACAACACCGCTTGTGCCTTTTAGGATGCCGGTAGTCGTTGCATTAACTATTACTTTTCCAGTGGCGCCACTAAATAACGCAAGCTGCCCATCTGTAGAGGAAGACGGTCCTGTAACGTCTCCACCAGCAGCAATCGTTGCGTACTCTAGTGCCGTACCCGCAGAGTTAACACGCAACACCTGTAATGACGCTCCTAATGCGGTAAGACCTGTACCGCCAGAAGTGATTGGTATAGCTGTGCCGTTATAACTAAGGGTGATGTTCCCTGACGTTGTGATCGCCGAGGAAGCGTTTAAAAATGCTGGAGGTGTGATACCTACTGATGTGACCGTTCCCGTTCCTGATACAGAACCCCACCGTACACCTGTTGTTTGCGTGGAGTCAGCAATTAAAACGTAGTCGTTCGTTCCTACTGGAAGTCTAACGTTGTCAGTGCCAGTATTGACAATCAAGTCACCCTTGGTTGTTGTCGGGGCAAGCGCGTCAAACGCAGATGTCTTATCACTTTGCCCTGTACCGCCACTAGCTATAGCTAGTGTTCCACCGAGCGTAATTGTTCCGCTTCCCGTTATAGGACCGCCTGATGTTGTAAGCCCTGTCGTGCCGCCCGATACGTCAACACTTGTAACCGACCCGGCACCAGATGAAGCGTACTCAAGCGCAGTTCCACCAGCATTAACCCGTAGCACTTGTAACGCCGATCCAAGACTTGAAAGCCCTGTACCACCGTTACCGTAGGTAAGCGTCCCGGTAACACCCGTAGATAAAGGTAGTCCCGTTGCATTTGTCAGCGTAACGGACGTTGGTGTACCAAGGATAGGCGTAACAAGTGTTGGGCTAGTCGCAAATACCAGTGATCCCGTACCTGTCTCATCAGAAATAACACCTCGCAGTTCTGCCGAGGTTGTTGATGCAAACGCCGAGAGTTTGTCTGACGTATAGGCAACCGTTCCGCCAGGACCAAATGCCATCGTTGAACCGTCGGTCCCTGATAGCGTAACTGTGTTGCTTGCCGTGAATGTTTTGCCATCAGCCACTGTCAATGTAGAGCCAGTAGCCGGAGAAGTGATTGTTACTTTGTTGTACTTTCCGCCAGTAATGTCACCCGTCGTGTCCGCAATCGTGACCGCCGAGTTTTGAATGATCTTGCCCGTAGTTCCATCGAACCTTGCTACCGCATTATCCGTGGCAGATGCGGGACCATTGACACCAACAAGCGCATAGTCAGAGCCATTCCAGTAAACAACAGCCTCTGCCCCAGAAGCAATCGTTACGCCCGTAGTTGCTGATGCCTTAAATACGATTGCAGCGTCTGCACCATTCTTTACAACATACCAATTTCTACTTGAAGATCCACCTGGCGCAACGACATTCCTGCTTGTTCCAGCAGAACCTGTTACCAAAATAACAGCATATCGTGCTTGATTGCTAGCCGATCCATCCCCGTTGCTTAACGTAACACTTGCCGACGTTACATCAACCGTTACCGCGCCGCCGATCGCCACGTCCACGGGAGACGTAAGCGAATTGTTAATTGTTGTACCCCAAGTGCCATCTTCTGTGCCATTGACAGGCTGGGCAAGCTTTAACAGGGTGGTGTAATTAATAGCCATACCTACCTCACGAAGACGTGGTAATTGGGGTCCACGTTGTAGTCACACCAGGTGTGATCGGTGCCCACGTTGTTGTCACGCCGGGGGTAATTGGTGTCCACATCTTAGGCGATCCTTAGCACTGCGTTGGTGGCATCTGCCGCGGGAAATGTAATCACAAGGTCTTGCGCACTCTTGGTGATATTCAACCCAAAGTTTAATACAGCAACCGATCGATTTCCATTGGTCGAGTTATAAATTAAAGCGCCATTGGTTGTTAGTGTTACGTTTGTGAACGTCGCCGTATCAAAAGACCAATACGCAGTTGTTCCTTGAAAGGAAGGGGTAATGTTTGTGAGGACGACCCCTCCAGCGGAATAATTGGTTCCACTGGATTCACCTGCCGTTGTGTACGCAGTCGTTGAGGCACCGAGATCCGAGTTTGCGGTGTATAAGGCAAGCTTAAAGACATCGCCGGTACTCGCAGTGAAGTTATGCAGACCCTGCGCGAGCTCTACTTTGAAGCTTGTGGTCAGGGTTTGAATGATTGCCATTACACCACCTTGTCTCGGACTTGGCCTGTCCTGTAGGCATCTTGACGCTCAAGGCCATCACCAAGACGCTTGGCCAATATAAGCGCTTCTTTGTAGCGGCTATTAACCAGGTTAACCATATCAGGCTCACCTTTCAAAAAGGTGTAAGCCTCAATAAGGCATCCGTATAGCAATACCGTGTCAAAGTTATCGCCAAGCCATGTGGTTGTAGAACTTACGTCACCAACTCCTATTGATGTTGGATAGTAGAAATAGTGCAGCTCTACTGAATACGCCAGGTCCGGCGTCGGCCCAAGCATAAAAACCAACTCTTTAGTGTTCGTTGGATAGTCAGGGCCAAACAAAGCGTAACAATAAGGACGCCCAGTATTCCCTGTACCCGTTGGTATGGGGAAAGACTCGCGTATAAAGTTTACATCTTTGTTGAGCAAATAGTAGTAAGAACCATCCGAATCAATAACCGCAAATGAATAGGGCGCAAGAAAGTCATCCGGTGCCTGCAAATACCTAGTATTTGCCACACAAGCAGCAGTTACGTTTCTCCGTAATGACGGAAACTGAACTGTGTTGAAGATTCTCTGCTCAGCCTGTTGCGCAAACGTCTGAAGCGTACCTGTCTCAAACGTGGTTTCGCAGAAATCTTGAATCGCAGTCTTAAGCTCGCCCCAATTCATGATGGCTCCTTAAGCCATTGGCCCTCGGCACATCGTACCTTTAGTGGCCGCACCGGCTCCACGCATTTTAATGCCAGATGTCTTAACTTGGCTATTTGGATTCATAGCAACGCCATGAGTAGGCTGCCAGTCCTTAACCATGTTGTATGGCATTTCCTTGCCTGGGCTTGGCGACGCAACAACCTTGGCGCCAGTCATCGTATGCGGCTCTGCGTAAACAGATGCCGGACCGACTTCTTTGCCACCTTGCTTCATTGAATACTTAGCCATGGATTACCCCTGGTTGCGTGCGCGTGCAAGATTGCGACCCATCTTCCTCATCATCTCTGATGTTGGTCCGCCCTTGCGCATTTTGGTCAAAGGCTTTCCTGGGTGCATCGCTTTCTCGTGCTTGTGTACCGCAGCAGCCGCGGTCTTTTTGTCCTGCTTGATGTCGTCTTTCATGTCGGCTCCTAAGATACTGTGACACTGTTCAACAATGCTTGACCCACAAGGTGATTGGGAGTCATGCCGTAATCGTATGATCTTGCACCGCCAACCGGATTGAAGCCCCATTCTATAACTCGGCTTCCCTCAGATGGAACCCCGGTATATAGCGGGTTAGTTCCTACCGTGTTGTTCGTCTGCATCCCGTTGTAGCCTGACTGGTAATACGAATTGGAATCGGGACGTGGATTCCGTACGGCTTGCGGATCGTTCACGGGGAACATGCCTAGCTGCAACTGCGGCTGATCAGGTTCCCAGCAAGTCGGACATACCAGTATATTGACATTTTTTGTCTTAATTGTCAGCGGTTTTAGCTGTTTTAGCTTGTAGCGGAACCCACAGCGATCACACTGCGATATTGCCCACTTACCACTGGCAAACTGATTGGGCATTTAGAACCCGCCCGTACCTAAGAATGACTGCCTTGGGACAAACCTGATCGGAGCCTTCTCCCGATCCTCGTCAGCCGCTAGCTGCCATGCCTCGTCATACTGCGCTTTCAGCATCCCCATGCGCTCCAAGCCGCCTTCCACTTTCATAGATAGCTTGTAAGCCAATCCGGCAATCAATGCCTCTTGAAATCTAAATGGAATGTCTTCCACATTCACGCCATTACCCGCGTCTTGCAGCCTTCTCATGCGCCAGTAAACAAGCGTGTAATAAGGTGTTGAGATTGATCCTTGATCTGGTGCTGGCCATACCGTGACGTTAGGGAATTTGGTGTTGCTTACTGTGGCCCCAGATGTGTGAGATGCAGCCGTGGTGTTGTTCTGGCCGCGAACTACGTTATCTAGCGTTGCATAAGCTGAAGCACCCGTTGCCACATTCTCGGCTTGGGTTGAAGTTCCGTAGTAATAAACCGTCTCCGCTCCAATGTTTGCATATCCTGCATATGGTATCCCTGCGAGGCTAGACATCGGTATTGACGTAGCAGAGGATGAGATGTTTGCCGCAAGTGTCCCAGTAAAGACATACGTTTGACCGCCCTGTCTGTCAATGTAAATTTGAATAGGCCGCCCCGTGGCAAGCTTATTTGGTATGGTCGAATAAGTACTAACCGAGATTCGACTGATGTTTATATCGGTCTGGTTCTGGCTATCACCCGTACGAATGATCGTCTCAACCAAATCAACTGTGTTGATTGGTAGCGGATAGGTTATCTGGTTGGCATAGAGCTGGATAGCCCCTTGCTCCATAGTCCACAAATTGATGCCGCGGTTAGCAAACTCGGTTAACAAAAGATTAAGCGATCGTCTTGCCGTACGCAGATCGTAGCCGGAACGAAGCTCCCTGCCACATCGTTCGTATGCTTCTTCAACTAATTCATTTAAATTTGGGTTGAAGTTTGTTGTACCTGTGGTTGTCATTTGCCCACCTTCCTAAACGGTGCAACCTTTTTGGCAATTGTCTTTGGCTGCGCTACAAACTGCTTACCTTTGGCCTTACCGGCGCGTTTTGCCCGGGTTGTTGCAGCATACTCCTGTGCCGATAACGATTTGATTGCAGATTCAGGTAGATAACGCTCCCCTGTATCCGATGATCGTTTGCCGCTCTTGGTCGTCCATTTCTGATCGCCCCAGGCTTTCAAGGATTGCTGCGGGGCTTTCACTTGTACCCGCCCCCTGCGGCTTTATAACGCTTGGCTAATAGCTGAGCCTTCCTAGCGCTCCATTGGCCTGCGCCAGTTCCCTGAATAGCAGCCGCTTTAATAGAATTAAACAAACGCTTTCTCATACCGGGCTTCGTGTAATTACCAGCCTCATTAACTTTTGAGACCTTGCCTCCCTCTGCGTACTGAATGAAATCAGTATCATCACGTCGGGATTTTAATTTGGGACCCGGCATTTTCGAGGGGTTGATACACCCCATACCCCGGCTCTTGAGCATAGATATTCTCCATCAGAGAGGCAAGGCCCATGGGCAAATAAGGCTGCATGGGTCGCAGGTAATTAGGATACGGCATTCCATAGTATGTGGGAAGTTCTGGGGCCGGTACGTTTGGATATTCGTAATTAATACCATTGGCAACCGTTGACGTATTGGCTGGTTGCGTTACGGGGATGTCAGTCCCTGGCACAACAATAATTGGCGGAACCGTAATTGGAGGATTGGTTGTGGTAGCCCCTCCGCCCGTGGTTGTTGTCGTCGTAGTTGTTGTTGACGGCGGCAAAACCGGAGGCAAGTCCAGAGGGTCTGCCGTTATAGGCTCTTTCGGTGCGGTAACCGTTACAGTTCCCGCGTTTACCGAACCTCCTGGAATGGTGTCTGCACCACCACCGCCAGAAGGGGTGTCCAGCGTAATAACGTCGGTATCCGATAAGCCAGAGCTAACTGAGTCTTTTGTACCCGTAACAACAACCGGAGTCGAGCCTGTTGTGCCAGATACCGGTACTACTGGCGCTGCGACATCCACATTTAATGCTGTACCTTCAGAAGGTTTTACCCCTGTAACCGTTACCGAAGGGTCGGTAACCGTAGTGACTGGCGGCGGTTGTGCGGTAATCACGTCTTGTGTAAGAACGCCACCAACAGTTGGAGCACCTACCGCCCCTGTGACCGTTACCGATGGTGTACCGACCGTTCCTGTACTACCCGTTAATGTATCCTGGCCAGTTGCTGACATAACAGTGTCTTGGCCTGCGGTTACTACAACCTGATCCGTTGAACCACCAGAGCTTGTTTCAAGCGCCGTCTTCTGAATTTCATTAAGGCCGGTCGTATTCAGCTGGGTTGATGTTGCACTAGGTGATACACCTGAAGCAATCTCATCAATAAGCTTGGAATTGTTTTGTACAAAGTTAAGAACCGCCAAGGGATTGGTTGCCATGGCCGTGATGTTCTGGCCACCTGTAAATGCAGTCTGTACGATAAGTTTTGCCTGCGCCGCGGTTAGCGTATTACCGCTAGCCTCAACAAGCTTATCGACTACCAATGGCGTTATGGATGTTGTGAGTGTTTTTGTCAGGTCAATGTCACCATTAACCATCAGCTGGTTTAGTGAGCTACCAATAGCTCTTGCCGCAACTACTGCCTGCTCATGCGTTAAGTCAACACCCTCAAGATTCGATAGCATCTTGTAGGCTTCTTGAGTCGCCATATTGCTAATAACCGGTGCTACGCCGCCAGCAATAAAGCCTTTGCTGAAATCACCTCCAGCTGCTTCAGATACCAATCCTTGATAGGTGCCGCGCACAATCGCTGTTGCAGTTGCTGTGGCCACGGGCGCTGACATACCTGTTGTCATTAACATGCCGGTTAGACCTGTTCCGGCTGTCATGCCTCCGCCAAGGCCAGCCAGTTCTATGCCGCTCACCGCGCCACCAATAAGCTCGGGTAACAAGTAAGGCGCAGCGATTGCTGATATAACTGCAAGAGGTAAGGCATATTCCTTGGCGCCGTACTTCTCTTCCCAGTTGCTAGCTATACCGGCTCCGCCGCCAGGCGTCTGACCAAGGAAGTACCCTGTACTGCCAGACCCTTCTCCCTCAGAACCAAATCGCCACATGCCGCCATTCTGTGACTGTGGTACAGCTTGCAACTCTTTGCCCGTGGCTTTATCAAAGTACACCACGTAATTCGTTGCTTTCTCGCCCTCGGTTTCTCTGAAGTCGCCGCCAACAACGTCACCAGTTGCAGGCAAATTCCTTGTTTCAACACGCGTACCAATTTGGTTAAGGTCTTTGATGCCATAACCCTCTAGGTAATTGACCATCTTTTCTAGGTGATGGTCCCATCCGCTGTTTTTATCCCATACGCCGTTCTTCGTTCCGCCGCTAGTAATCTCTGTGAGCTGGTTGGTTAACCGCTCTTTCGGGGTCATCTGGGCGTCTGCTACATAAGCCTGAAGATTCTTGAGAATGTCCGGCCGGGTTTCATCCGTTCCAAGATAATTAGCCAACTTGGATAAATCCATGTTGTTATCTTTGGCAAACTGGGCAAGCTCTGCGTAGCTTAGCTGCTTATCTTCGCCAGCATACTTGTTCATTTCCGTGGTTACACGGTAAGTGTCAAGGCTCTTCGTTGGTATGCCAAACACGCGCTCCATATCCGCATCGGATAGCTTGTTTGCTGTCTGGAACTCGGTAATCTTGCCAAAGTCTTTCACATCAAATGGCATCGTTTCACGCCATGTGCGCTCTTGCGGTGAATAAACAGATTCAGCTTTGAGCTGAGCCAAGGTGTCTTTGTTATCACCAAGATAGGTTTTCACAAAGTCATCGATGGTCATTTGCTTCTGGCCAATCAGGCCAAGCAATTCATTAGATGTTAATTTGCCGCCGCTTTCTTTTAACGCTGATATTTCTTGGCCTACTCTAGCCTTGTCTAAGTCTGAAGCGGTAAGCTTTGTTATATCCCCAAATATCCTTTGGAAATCAGCATCAGATAGCTTTTCTGTGTTCTGGAAGGTGAGTATCTGGTCAATCGTTGGAGGCGTTTTAAGTAACGTATACGCCTCGCGCCACGTCCTTTCTTGCGGCGTGAATGACGCCTCTTTATTGAGAGAGTCAATCGTTGCCTGCCCGCCGCCAAGATAGGCTTTGGCAAAATCTTCTGGCGTCATGTTCTTGCTAGCAGCAAGACCCAAGACTTCATTTAACGTTAGTGTGTTATCGGTTGCTTGTAGCGCGTCAAGCTTGCCCTTGGTATCAATTTGATCCCTAGACTTGGTGATCACATCTTGGGTGATATTTAAGTACCTACCAAGATTTGCATCTGAAATATTGTTGGCTTTGGCGTATTCAAACGCCTTGTCCATCGGGATGGTTGTCTTGCCGTCCGTAGTGACCGCAAGTTTATTAAGACCTGCCGTCAGGTCAAAGTCCTTAAGCGCCGCGACTGTCTTGGTTTCATCTAGCCCTAAAAGATCAGACATCCCCATGCCCGGGTTTATCCCTGACTCCCTAAGCGCATTTGCCACTGACCCAAGGTTCTTTTCTGCGAGCGCTACCAAACCGGTGCTATCAGTGCTAAAGAACTTTGCAAGGTTCTTTGGTTCAATTGATTGCTTAATAGCCAGAGCCATAGCACTACCAAGATCGACCTTGCCGTCTTTCGCAATCGATGAGATCTGCTGCCTGTCTTTCTCATATACAAGCGAGTCAGTCGTCACGCCTGGCATGACTTTGGTCAAGGCGCCAGCCACGGTTGCATACGGCAGCTTGTTTTCGTCTGCGTACTTAACAACCTTCTCTATGCTTATCTGGTTGTTATCAACCAGCCCAGACACATCCTTAACAATCTGGGCCGCTTCTTTTGAGCCAACTGATGCTTCAAGTGCAGTATTAACTTGCGACTCTGGAATGTTTAATTCACTGGCTATTGACTTGATCTCTTCAACCGTCATGCCGTTTTGTATGGCACGGGTTACCGCATCGTTCAGCGCCTGAGCTTGTTTTGCTTCAGCTTCTTTCTGGGCTTGTAGATCTGCCTTGTACTTATCAATCCAAGGCTTAATACCCTGATCCGCCGTTAAGCTTGGATTCTGTAGGAACGTCTGATATGCAGCATTCCTTTGCTCGCTTGTAGCTGTTTGCCCGGTTTCTCTTGCCCAAATGCTTATCGCAGCATCGGTCCTAGATTGGGCGTCAGCCTCTCTTTGTCTTTGGGCGGCTAGCTGAGAATTATAAGAATCTCTCTCGCTTGAAGACGTAAACATCCTGCCGTCATCAGCAGGGTAGTAAGTTGGCGGCGGTGGTGGTTGGTCCTGAGGTGGCGGTTCTGGAGCCTCCATCCCCGGTGCAACTATGCCAGCATTTTGAAAGTAGCTTGTTATCTGAGAGACAGGCATACCTATCGCATCAGATAACTGATTGACGTCCACACCAAACTGCTGCATTGCAGCAAGAATGGTGGACGGACTATTAAGGTTTGCTACGACAAAGTCGTAGACGCCCTGATTAAAGGCCACAAATCACCTTAGCAGGAATAGCCGCCTTTGGCCATCTTGACCATGGTTCCCTTGGTCTTGCCTTTGGATGCAACGCCATCACGACTTGGTGCAGCCGTCTTAACTGCGCCCATTTTGGTTTGACCAACGGATCCGCCTTTCTTCATACTCTTCATCTCGGCCATTTCATGCTTGACCATAGACTTAGGTGCGCCCTTTGCTTTCATAAAAGCAACTTCTTTCTTGACCATTGCCTTGGGCTCACCGCCCGCTTTATAACCTTTCATGGCTTTTTGCTCCGATATGCCAATTGCTATGGCTTGCTTGGGGTTAGTAACTTTCTGGCCCGAAGAAGACTTGAGTTTGCCTTCCTTGAACTCTTTCATGACACGTTTGATCTTGTCCATTAAATATACCTTCCGCGGGTCTTACCTCGTTTTGCAATACCGTCGCCACGGCTAGATGCTGATCCAACCTTGCCGCCGCGCTTCATGCCCATTTCAATCACATCTTCGCTACGACTGGAGCCACCAAGCTGCCTGCGCTTATTAGCTTGAGTCTCAATCCTGGCTTTGCCCATGTCCTTCTCAAATGGCAATCGCCTGCGAGGTGATTCTAACTGCGCCATGGCTTCACGACGCTTCACCAGATCGCTTCCCTTGGTAACTAATTCACCCTTGGGAGACTTGTTGGCAAGTTCTCCCCCGCGCGTTGCCAGTTCTCCACCACGGGTAGCCAATTCACCACCACGCTTTGGCGCCATAGCAAGCGCTTTTGCTGCTTCCTGTGGGATAGATGGCTCAACGCGAGTCTTAGCCGCTTGTGGTGCAAGCTTTGACAAAATACCTGAACCGGCGGTTTTTAATCCTTTTAATAAAGGACTGCCTACAAGGGCTAATTCAGGCGTAACACGCTCAATAGGTTTGTCATACGCCTTGAGTCTCTCAATCTCGGCTTTGACATCCTTCTTGGGTGGAGCTTGGACTTCTGCCTTAGTCTGGGTTCTAACCTCTACCTTGGGAGGTGGTTTTGTTTGCACTTTTTGTGCCGATGCTTTCAAAGGCGTGCGTGAAAAACCAGCTGTACCAGGCTCGGCAAGATCTGTATCGCCGATTGATTCAATACGAGAAGTTCGTACCGGTGCGGCTTCTGCCTTGCGTATATTGCTTAAGTCTATACCCTGCCGATCATCCATCTCAGACATAACTTGGCGCAGGGGCTTCCTAGGGGTGCTGCCAGACATAATAGCTTCACCACTACTATCCCTAACAATCTCACCGCTGCTATCCCTTAGAGGCTCCCGATCTATATCAGGAATGTCCCCACCTTCTTGGAAACGCCTGCGCTTCTTCATACTACCCCCTACTTTAGTAGCAAATACCGCCAGCTGGCGGAATTACTTCATCACGACCATCGTGCCTTTAGTCTTGCCACGCTTAGCGCAACCATCAGCAGCGGTTACGTAACCACCTTTCTTAAACATCTTGCCAAGATTAGGACGCTGGTCCAGCTTGCGAAGCTTGGCATCCTCTACTTCTTGTTGCATCGCACCCTTCTCTTTCTGGGTGGGTACAAGATCATAGTTAGGGTTGTAGTTCGTGTCGCCATGGCGCCCACGGCCTTTACGGGGGTCATTTTCCATCGTCATTTCCTTTCAGCGAGGGCATCAATTTTTGCTTCCAACCTGCCAATACCTGCGTCAAACCTTTCCATGATTCTTTCAAGGTCTGCACGAACTTCTGCGCGAGTGATGTGATCACGGGCAATTTCCTCCCG